AAGAAGCCAAAAGATGGTAAGATTCGTTTAACATACACATCAACACCACAGCGTGGATTAGAAATCCTTGTACCAGTATTTGAAAAACTAGCGGAAACAAATCCTGACATTCATCTTGATGTGTTCTCATCTTATAAGATCTATGGATGGGAAGATGCTGATAAGCCATATGAGCCATTGTATGATCGTATTCGCAATCATCCGCAAATGACCTATCATGGTTTCGTTCCTAATGAAGAATTGAAAGCATATCTTAACACAGCGGATATCTTTGCTTATCCATCTATTTGGCTTGAAACATCTTGCCGAGCAATGCTTGAAGCAATGTCAGCTGGTCTTGTTTGTGTTCATCCTAACCTTGGTGCATTACCTGAAACATCTGGTGGTTTGAATATCATGTATCATGGCGACTTCGCTGATAAGGGTATGCATGCTAATTTGTTTGCAGCGCATCTTAATGCTGCTATCAACTTTGTTCGTAACGGCGATCACATGCCAATGATCAAGTTCAATAAAGTGTTTGTTGATTCGCGTTATAACATTGATCGTATTAAGAATCAGTGGGAGTTGATGCTTAAAGAACTACTCGCTAAGTATCCAGACGAAGCTTCTCGTGCTAAACCAAAACCACAATTCGTATACAGGACTTCATAATGATCTTATCTAAAACACCTCTTCGTATTTCATTCTTCAGCGGTGGCAGTGATATGCCATCGTTCTTTGAAAAGGAAAGAGGAGCTGCTCTGTCGGTTACGATCGACAAATACATCTATGTGATGTTGCATAAAACACCTCACCTCGGTATCAAGGTAATGTATGATACCATTGAGGAATATCCTGACTTAGAAACTATGCAGCATGCCATCACGCGCGAGAGCTTAAAACACTTTGGCGTTGATAAAGAAGTGACTGTTGCATCAATCGCTGACATTCTTGCAAAGGGTTCAGGTCTCGGTTCGTCATCAGCATTTACACTTGGACTTGTAAATGTTCTTGCTAATCAAAACAAACATGAGAGCATGGTATCAAGAGAATATCTTGCGCAAACTGCATACTACATTGAACGTCAGTTGTGCGGTTATCCAGTTGGTAAGCAAGATCAATATGCATCAGCTTACGGTGGTATGAATTTGTTTGAGTTTCATAAGGATGATACTGTTGAAATTCGACCAATGACATACAATCGCGAAACATGGAATAATCTCGAAGATCGTTTGTTGCTTGTTTATTCTGGTCGTGGTCGTAATGCCAACTCGATTCTACAAAAACAATCAGCAGCTATGAGCGATGAGACTAAGTTCAACCTTGTCAAAGCATCTCGCGATAAAGCTTTCGTTGGTGCTCGATATCTGAAGGAAGGCAAGCTTGACGATTTCGGACATCTACTGCATGAAGCTTGGATGGACAAGAAAGCTGTCGAAACATCTATTACCAATGAATACTTCGATGGCGTCTATAATCGAGCATTAGAGGCTGGAGCTCTCGGCGGTAAACTCCTCGGCGCTGGTGGCGGCGGATTCTTCCTGTTCTATGTCGATCCATCGAAACGTCAGCACGTAATTGACGTAATTACTGATGGAACAGAATGTAAAGTCTACGATTTCAGATTCACCGAGTATGGAAGCCGAATCACCTCGTATTGCTAAATAATAGTGGTTGACTTTTAATACCTTTCAGGGTACAATACTAATTATGGATAAAGAAAACAACGTAATACAGTTTCCAAATCGAGGAAAGGTTATTCCTCGCGAAATAACGCCAGAAGAAATGTCGTTAAATGTTAGTATGGTTAAGTATAATCATATCAACGAAACATTGGAAACAATCGTTCCTATGCTCTTCAATAATATGGAGTTAGCTGGGTTTCAAATCGTTCCGATGGAAGATGAAGAAGATACAAACATTAAAGATCATGCGTTGATTGTCGAATCAATTCGTTCTTTGATGTGCAAATATTATGGTATACAACATCCATTTCAACAGTTGTCAGAAAATCTGTTCAATCCTAACAATGATGGAACAATGAGCTTGACAAAGGTGTTAGAGATGGATTTTTCCTCTTATGAAGAAGCACAAAGCGAAAGCTAAACATTATGATTATCGTGGATCTAAGTCAGGTGATGTTGTCTAATCTTATGATGCAATTAGGCAACCATACAAATGCGCAAGTTGAAGAAGGTATGATTCGTCATATGGTTCTCAACTCTCTCCGTTCTTATAAAGCAAAGTTCGGTGATGAATATGGTGAGCTTGTTATTGCTTGCGATAATACCAACTACTGGCGCAAGCAAGTATTCCCCTACTACAAAGCCAATCGCAAAAAGAATCAAGAGAAGTCAGAGCTTGACTGGAAGTCAATCTTTGAAACATTGAATAAGATTCGCGCAGAGCTTAAAGAGTTTTTCCCCTACAAAGTAATTGATATTGAATCTGCTGAGGCGGATGACATCATTGCAACTCTTGTTGAGAACTTCGGTTCATTCAATGACGATGATATTCTTATTCTTTCTGGCGATAAGGACTTCATTCAATTACAGACTCATTCACATGTGAAGCAATATGACCCTGTTCGTAAGAAGTGGATTAAGCATGACAATCCCAAACGCTACTTAATCGAGCATATTCTTAAAGGAGACTCAGGAGATGGTGTACCTAACGTACTTTCTGCTGATAATTGCTTTGTTGTCGGCGAGCGCCAGAAGCCGATGACTGCGAAGAAAATCATTAACATTATAGAAAATATAGATAGTTTGGAAGGTACATTGCATCGCAATTATATGCGTAACAAACAGCTCATTGACCTGAGTGAAATACCTGAAGAGATTAAAGAAAAGGTTATTGAATCTTATAACAACCAAACAGACAAAGGTCGTGATAAGATGTTTAATTATTTTATCGCATACAAACTAAAGCATTTAATGGAACACATTCAGGAGTTTTAAATGGGTATGAGAGTTGGTGTTGCTGAGTTTCTTGAGAAGGTCAGCAAGTTGAAGAAGAAAGAAGAAAAGGTAGCTGCATTGAAAGCCAATGACAGCTTTGTTCTTCGCACTATTCTTCAGGGTGCGTTTGATCCACGTATTAAATGGTTGTTGCCAGAAGGCGAGCCTCCATACAAGCCAAATGATCTTGTTGATCAAGAGAACGTATTGATCAAAGATGCGCGTAAGTTAGCGTACTTTGTTGAAGGTCCATATCCAGGTCTGAAGCAAGTAAAGCGTGAAGCAATGTTTATTGAAATGTTAGAAACAGTTGCTCCAGCAGATGCTAAAATGCTTTGCGCTATTAAAGAAAAGAAGTTGCCATGGAAAGGCATCACTGTTGATATTGTTAACGAAGCTTTCCCAGGATTTATCCCAGTATGAGCAATCAGAAGATCCGTAAATTTCGTAAGAACGATTGGTCTGACGAAGAGTACACTGAAGACTATCGTAGCCGTAAGGACAAGCGTAAAGAGCGCCGTTTTGAACGTGCGTTGCGTACAAAAGATCTTACGGCTATTGAGCAAGATTTCATAGAAGACTTTGGTGAAGAGAATGCCGACTTACAAATTCATAAATAATGAGACGGGTGAAGAGTTCGAGGACTTTATGAGTATCTCAGCTCTAGATGTATATCTTGAGGAAAACAAACATATATCTCAACTTGTTCATGGAGCTCCTCTTATCCATTCTGGCAGAGGCTTACAAAAACCAGATGCTGGTTTTCGTGATCTGTTAAAAAAGATTAAAGATGGAAACTCTAAGGGAGTACATGGGAGCACTGTGAACACATTTTAAAAAGTGGTTTAAATGACGCAAGAAAAAAGACTAACAAGAAAACAACGTCGTATCCTCCAACAAAATGGTCAACATGAAGAAAATGTTCTTAAACTAAACTTTAAACTGAAACACTTTGAACCACTCACTGACAATCAACGTATAACATTTGAGAAATATCATGACGGAAAAAACCTACTCCTCCACGGAATCGCAGGTACTGGCAAAAGCTTCCTCTCAATCTACCTATCCCTTCAATCCATACTATCCGACAGCTCGCGATATAAAAAGCTTGTCATTGTTAGATCCGTTGTACCTACACGAGATATGGGATTCCTCCCAGGAAACAACAAAGAAAAAACCAAAGTCTACGAAGCCCCGTATCTAGCTATCTTTTCAGAACTGTTTGGAAGAGGTGATGCATATGAATATCTCAAGCAAAAGAATATTGTCGATTTCATCAGTACTTCTTTCATACGCGGTACTACTCTTAATGACTGTATTATTGTGGTTGATGAAATCGCCAATATGACATTACATGAGCTTGACTCAGTAATCACTCGTGTAGGTAAGAACTGTAAGATCATATTCTGTGGCGACTTTCGCCAGTCTGATTTTACTAAAGAGCACGAGAAAAATGGTCTGATTGACTTTATGCGCATTATTAACAAAATGAAGTCTTTTGAGTTTATTGATTTTACGGAACAAGATATCGTTCGTTCCGCAATGGTGAAGGAATATATTATTGCTAAGGACAAACTTAAAATTCAAGCGTAATAAAGAGTTTAAACAGCAACATTATGCGTTTCATGAATTAGATTCGGAAACGACAGAAAAAGGCAGATAC